CACTGATTGATGGATCATTGGACTACCTTCTCAACATCAGGACTGTCGAGTATACGGAAGAGCGCGTCAAGGCACTTACAGATGAGGCTAAACAGGCGAGTGAAGATTTAGAAAAGATGCTAAAAACAAGTCATATCACAATGTGGAAGAATGATATTAAAAATATGTGAGCAGTAGATAAGTATGAGTGAGGCTGCGAACATTTCCCTCAATGCTATTGGGATGCAGGATACACATCTCCTTTCTAAAAATTCTAAAGATTCTTTATTTAATCCATCCCATAAACATAATTCAGAATTTAGAAAGTATCACCGCACCCATACGGTTGATAATCTACAAAAAAATGAGTGGTGGCCATTCGGACACACAGTCAAGGTTGAATTCAATCCTAGAAATATGGGTGATCTTCTTACAAATATATGGGTAAAAATAGCATTACCAGAGTGGAGTGTAAGTGAAAAGTCTGACTGGTTTTATAGTGATTTCGTGGGGAGAAGACTTATAAAAAATATAAAAATGAGTGTGGATGGGCTCATTTTACAGGAAATAAATTCTGATATGTTCATGATTTTTGATCAATTATATAAAAGTTATGATCAAAAACTTTCATTAAATGCACAGTCTAATCTAAATAGATATTCAAATAAATTTTCATACGTACCCGAACTTGATTTAGACGCACAAAATAATTTATTTATTCATATACCGTTATTTTTCACCCAAAATTATGGTGGAGATGCATACCCAGAAAATAAACAAAACAGACCTTCATTTCCCGTGTGTAGTATACATAGACAAAAAATACAATTTGAGATTGAATTTCATAAACCCACTTATTTTATATATTCTACTCTCACGTCTCGAGTGTTACCTTCGAAGATGATTGATAATTTTAAAATTGTCACAGAAGAAATCACATTGAACAATGAAGAACGATTATACTATAAAAATAACCCCATAACTATACCCATGGAATTTATAAAGAACCACAGTTCTAGGGATATACATTTAAAAAATGATAGAACATTTAGTATAAATTTAGAACCAACTATACCTGTAAAGATGTTTCATTGGTTTTTTAGATCAAAATATTACGAGGATGAGGGAGATTATCATGAAATCAAGGTACAAAATCGAATGAATTTCAAGGGTGCCCGTTTTAGATTTAGTGACCCCCTAACTCTTTTGGGACGTGCTTCATTCGCATTAAATGGTGAAGTATTCCCAAGGGTAACAAAAATAGATGCGGGATATTTTAAGCGCTATATACCTTACACATCAAAAATGTCAGAATCCGGTTTAATTCCTAGTGCCTTGGCGAATTTTTCACATTATGATCTCACGGAGGCGATGGTACATTCGAGTTTAGCGTATGGTGATATATTTTCTTATAATTTTGCTCTTTATCCAAAAAGTACACAACCTTCAGGGTTTCTAGATTTTTCACAACTGAATTCTGATAAAACACAATTACATATAGAACTTTCAAATTTGTCGAAGGATACATTGATCCGTTACGTTGAGGATAATCATAAGTATCTATTCGGGATACCTTCGGGTGGTAGTTCCTATTTAGCGGAACCATTTTCACTTGAAAATTTCACGATGTATCTATATTATACCGGCTACAATATGTTAAAATTTGAAAATGGATTTGTATCTTTTATGAGTTAAAAAAATAATGACTTAAATTAAGTATGTCAGGTAGACTACAATTAGCCGGTAGAGGCTTGCAGAATGAATTGATCGATGGAACTCCAACACAATCAAATTTTTTATTCTCCTTAAAAAAACATACAAAATTTGCTTTTGATACACTCGAAATTCCGGTTACTGGTGCAGATTATGGTAAAGAATCTATTTGTTTTATACCACTTGACGCAGGTGACCTCATTACGGGAATGACACTTAGATATAATCTAAATTTCGCGAGTCGGGCTTACCGAGATGCCTTACGTACTGTAGGTGTGACACGTTACCCGGCTGTTCATTTGATTGATCACATCGATTTGTACATCGGTGGTATGCATATACAAAGACTAACTTCTCAATGGCTTGAACTCTATAATAAAATTGCGTATGAACGAGCTTTATATGAAGCGAATAAAGAATCGGCTAATTTTGTGAGAGGTGAGATAATATTAGGTTACCCAGATGAACCTGTACCACCCGTATATATAGATTTACCTTTCTATTTTCATGATAATTTGAAATCATCATTACTTACATGTAAACTCCAAAAACAGAACTGTTATATCAAAATAAAGTTCAAGTCCTTGTCAGCTATATTAAGACCCAACTATTTTGCGTATATTTCCGGGAGTTTGGGAACAGGTTATTTCACCCCAGAAAGTGTAATGCAAACTCTTATGACTGAAAATATAAAGATGGGTAGTGTATCTATATTAACTAAATACGCATACTTGAATAGAGAAGAAGTAAATTACTTGAAAAGTAGACCAATTGAACAGGTTATTACTCAACTCCAATTGAAACGCTTTGATGTTCCAATTGGAGAAACGAAACGAGTCCAGCTCAATTTTAAACACCCAGTTAAAACACTCTATTTTTTTATAGGTTCTAAAAATCCAATTTCTAAAGGTATTAATTATATGGACAATATAAAATTTACAAACGCTAAACTTTTATTCAATAATCAAATTGTGTTCGATGAAGGTCCCGAAAAACTCATATATTACAACTCAAAGACAAATACATATTCGGGAATGTATATCGGTATTCCTTCAAATTATTCAAGTATTAATGAGAAAATGGAAACAGGTACTTATTCATTCGCTATGTATCCCCTAAAGAAAGAACCAACTGGACATGTTAACTTTAGTCGTATCATTAACCAGGAGTTTGAAATAACGATACCCGAAACTGAAGATATAGGAGGCGGTTCATATATTGACCAGGTAAACGAATGTCAGATATATGCCGAGAGTTACAATATTTTACATTACTCAAGTGGGTTAGCTGGCTTAAAATTTTAATATGTAAATAATATAATGGCTGGTAAAGTTCAAATTGCTACAAGTGGTTTCATAACTGAGCAATTAACCGGTGAACCAGATTTTACGTTTTTCAACCATAGATTCTCGAAACATACACATTTTGCGAAAGAAACTATTAAGCTCAGTCCAGATAATGAAAAAGTTGTACAAACTGGTGATCATGTAGAATTTTCTATACCGGCTAATAGCGGTGATATCATAAATGGATTGTCTATCAGTTTTAGTATTCCCGACAATTTAAATGTACTTAATACCGATAGCGCGGCAGTATACGTAGTCGATCAATTTGGTATAAGTGTATTTGAGTACATCGATCTTTATTTGGGTGATCAATTAATCGATCGAATCACACCAGATGATATACATATTAATACTACCACACGCTCACCTTCTACATATAATAATACAAATGCGTTTCTACATGGGTTACGCTTTAATCCCACTAAATATAATGCCAGTTTCGATGCTAGTTATACACCACGATTTCATTATGGTACACAAAATATTAATGGACAATTTCATCGTCTACTAGAAAGTAATTACGTTCAAGGTCTCACGAATCGCGCGATTTTTAACTTTATGGTGGAGCTCCCGTTTTATTTTCACGATCGTCCAAAATATGGATTTCCTTTATGTTCTATACAATCACAGGAACTCAAAATACGTATGAAACTTCGAGATGGTAGAGAGGTTCTTTTCCCTGTGAATCGCCCCACAATGGGTGACACGTCGAAACCCGCATCAGAATGGGATTACGCAAATGATCATAAAAGTAATAATTTTCAGCTTTCAGATTTCAAACTTAATATGGATGTTATACATTTAGATAAACGTGAACGAAAAACAATTAAATCTTTATGTAAAGATCTTTTAATTGAACAGAATCAACATAATACGTTTACTATGGGAAGTGGGGTGATAAATGAAAAGTATCGATTGGATTTAAAAAATTGTGTCAAAGAGCTTTATTTTATAGTTAAAAAAAAATATAAACCATTGACCACCGAAGAAATTAATACTTTAAATGCGTTATCTAATGCGAGTAAACCCGATTCTATATTTACAAACAATCCTACTGCAATATTTCAAAAACCAGTACCATGTATTTATATGCGCCAGAAATATGTAACATTAACATGCGATGGACTACCAATTTTGGATGATACAACGGGTTCTCACCAATTTTTGTCCGCATGTATACCTGATATATATCACAAACAATCCCCTTACGAAAGTAATTTAACCATGTACAGTTTCGCGTTACATCCAGATAATATGGAACCATCGGGTGATCTTAATTTTACAGTTATCAAAGACGCTACCATAGAAGTGGAATTGTCAAATGATGGTGCGTATGCCAACACTACACCTTCGAGTAGCACAGCGGCTTATGTTGTTCATGTAGAAAAGGATGTACATATAATTGCTAAAAGCTATAACATTCTTCGTATTAAGGATGGTGTAGGGGAAATACTATTTTAATTTCTCGATAGTTCCGGGTACTGTGGAACTATGGGGAATTATTTACTGAAAAGTGATGTCTTATTGTCCTTAATATAATCGATAATCTTATTCTTGATACACCATTTGATGAAATTCAACTGTGCCAAAGTTGTATGAATTTCATGAGATGTACCGGGTACGGTATATGGGAACTTTTCAGATCTACAAAATGGATCAAAAAGTTTCTTACTGTACCCATCTAAACTTGATTTATATGCGTAGTGTACGGTAAAGATCTTACCGTCGGTCGTTTTGTAGGATGTGTGATTTTTCTTGGCGTAATTTGTAATAAACCATTCGAGGTTTCTCAAGGATATGCCACTGGTCTTGTCTAGTATATTCATTAACTTGGATCTATTTAATTCTTCGCTGTAAAAATGGTTTATTGATGTTAGTAGAATATCTGTTTTACTCATTATGAATAATAGAATCCAAATCTATAAGTCCCTTCGATGATGCAGATTTTTCACAACCTGGGCAACCAATTACATTCCTAAGACCTGGCCCATGATTATGTCCATTGATACTTTCGTGTGTTCGTTGTTTAATTTTATCACCTTGCTTTTGGTGTTTACCACAATATCCCCCGGGGTTAGATTTAAATGTACATCTTGAACCATCCGGTTTCGTACCTTTACATATGGGATTCGATGACAATATAGGAATATCTTTTAATAACGAAGCTAATTTAATTTGATACTTATTTGCTATTATTTCTGCATAGGAAGTCATCATAATATCAATACGTGCCTCCAATTCTTCTTCGAATACTTCTACAATTTTAATACGGAAACTCATAGTTACTTACTTTGTTCTAGTTCATAGTTTTTAAATAAGTCTTCAACACTTTCTTCGTGTTTGATTCTCGTATTTTTAATTCTAATTTTTAATTCTGACACATTTCCATCGGATTCTAGTCCGAGCTTTTTACATTCTTCCACCAGATCCGTTTTTTTCATTGAACTCAATGCTGGTTCGCGTTTTTTTGGTGGTGGTTTACATTGGTTAATGAGTTCACCAAAAATTTCTTGTTTTGTATTTTCGAATAATGGATCCAATAGGTCACATACAGGGTTCAAAAATTTATTTATGAAATAATATTTATAATCTACCGGGATATTATTTTCCTTTACATACACTGGATCTTCTGATTTTTCAAATGCCCTCGCTTTAGGATCACCAGTATTTGTCAAAAGATAGGGTACACGATCACCGGATTGTGGCTCTGAACCTGGTTTTCGCTCCCTCATTTTATTAACAACTTGTACGTGTGCTTGATTAATGTTACAACTTTCGGAACTCTTGATTGATACAGATTTTCCATTAACTTTGTACTGGTCTGAGAGACCTTGACTCAATATGAGCTTCTCGTGTGGTACATCTCCCGAAAGAAGTTCTATCGCGCGTTCTTTAGCGAGTTCCTTTGGTGGCCCGGTATCACTCGATGTAAGAACGACATCAAGGAGTTCTTTACACACCTCCCGAACATGGGGTGTATTATCTCGACGAACAACCTGAAGACCCTTGATATCTATATAATCCATGTGCATCTTGTCATCTTTCCCCTTTGTCCAAAGCTTAGCTGCGTATCGTTTCTTTGAATATAGGAAATATGGCCAATACACTTTCTCGAGCTCCAAGTTGTTTGGCTTCTTAAACAGTGCGCTACACTCTTTCGCAGCCTGTTCGCCAATTTCCCAGCTATACTTTACAGCTTCTTCACCTACTCGATCTCCTACATTAAACTCTACCATGACTGAATCTGTATCCCCATATCGAACTTTCGCACCTGGGAAGTTTTCTTCTACATAGTTCTTTGTCTCTTCGATCATTGCGCGACCCTTATACGTGGTTGTAGATGCGATAGGTACACATGGGAGAATACCTTTACCGGCACCCGTAAAGCCATACACAGAGTTCATTGAAATTTTGTACGCCAATTGTTTACCATTATACACCTCTTTCATATACCCGGTTGCAGTTGCCATATCCTTTTTCGCCTTTTTACGAAACTGTTTGAGTTCCAAAAGAATTGCTGGTAAAAGGCTTGGGATATCTTGCGCAAATTTATACGTTCGATCACCAATAGTAAACGTTTCATATTCAATACCAGGTATGTTTCCATATTCTTTCTCATTCATTACGTATGAAGAATAACATAAATTATGTGCCATCATAATCGATGGATACAGTGCTTCAAAATCGAGTGCCGTGATAGGTGTATAATAGGCACCTTTCTGTGCGTCAAGTACAGTAGCACCTTCATAGTGCTCTTCTGGTAGCTGCCCGTAGCGAATTGTCGGGACCATAAATCCCAACTCGCGAGCTTTCTTGGTCAATTGACTAAAAACCTTGATTTGTTGACCTCGTTCAACGAGGAAACATAGTGGTACCCATGTCGCTTTAGCCATCTCAACCAGGTTGAGTAGAATACACATCTTCTTCATGAGTTTATGTGGGAGTAAAGTATCCTTGATACAATATTCAGCAACTTCCCGAAGTTTTACCGGATCACCTTCCAAATATCGCGCGAACATCTCCCTTGGTGACATATCAATCTTCTGGTCACCTAGATACAACTTCGAAACATTATTCAAGCTGTATGAATCTAATTTATACCCCTTCTTTACTTCATGAAACATATCGAATATGAATCGTCCAGACATAGGAAGGAGTTTTAGAACATTATCCCCTAACGCACTTGAACTCAGGTTTTTAATGGAAATTTCACATTCCCGGTTTTTCAATTTACCGAGCTTGAAAAACTCGGGATCACAACCTACAATGAATGCTCGTGTGTATATATAATTAAGATCGAACCCGAAGATATTCCATCCAGTCATAATATCCACGTCTTTTTCATGTATATATTTCTGAAACGCTTCAAGTAATTCTCGCTCCGTATCAAAACTGATGATGTTCGACCCCTCTAGATTAGAATCTGTTTTTTTGTAACATAAACACGTCTTGTCATATGGTTCGTCATTTCCAAATGTACACAGGGAAATCGCAATTTGAAAACATGCGTCACCTTTCACATTGGGATCTGGAAATTTACCAGTCGAACTATTACATTCTATATCAAATGATGCAACAACAAATGGGGCAATATCATCACGTGCGACTGGTTTAAGTGTTCTCCAGTCGTTACAGAATAAATCGATGCTAACATTTGCTAAATGTGTGCGGACACAATTGTCACCAGAGTCAAGCCAACCAGTCGATTGAATACCCGTTCGATGCATCAAACGAAGTAATGGATCAATATTTGATTCAAATACTTTGAATTTTTCCATACCGTAAGACATCTGAATAGCGGTTCTCAATATGTAGTCAAGACGGCGTCTACTTTTCAAGTTTTTGAAATCGAGTTTCATATAGGAAAACTCTTTGTTGTTTTGAAATCCCCAGACATCCTTCGATTTCATAATCGAATATGACACAAGACAGTCGGGTGATTTTTTATCGAGAACTCTATAAATCTCTTGTACGGTTTGTTGTGTAACCCGCTCAGGGAGTTTAATGAAAAAATAGGGTGTAAATTTAGTTGTTACACATATAGATTTCCCATGTTCAGTCTTACCAAAAATACTCACTAAATGTTCATCGTCTGCGTCAGTTGTTTCCCATGTGAGTGCCTGAAACTTTACACCCATATCCCTTGTGTATACATCGAGCTAAAATTTTAATATCATTTACTAATAAATGTCAGCTGCTTTAATTGACCTCGTGTCGGTTGGTGCCCAGGATGTATACATCACGGGTCAGCCTGAAGTCAGTTTTTTCCGTCAAAATTATAAGAGATACACTAACTTCTCGATTAAGCCAGAAAGGCTTGATTACATCGGTACTTTCGGGAGTGGAAACGAAGTGACCATACCTATCAAATCCAAGGGTGATCTTCTGAGTTATGTGTGGATTGAAGCCGAAAACATCGGTGGTGTTGGTGATACCAACACGGGTTTCTTCGATAAGGATGAATCCACTACTACAGAATTCCAACTTTGGATCGGAGGTCAAAAGGTTTCCCAAATTGATGCTTTGTATATCCAGGGTGTACACAACCTCTTGTATAAGGACACTCAAGCTAAGGCTTCGTGTGCCGTGACCCTGGACGAAGTTCCCCAGAATGCGCTGGGTTCGTCTACCGCCGCTAACCACTATATTCTCCCATTCTTCTTCAGTGATGATTGGACTAAATCTCTCCCCCTTGTCGGTCTCCAATACCACGATGTTGAAATCCGCGTGAAATGCCGGGGAGGAACATTCGCTCCTAATAGCGTAAAGGTATTCGGTACGTACGTCTACCTCGATACCGCTGAGCGTAATTTCTTTTCTGAATCTGAACATGAGATTTTGTTCACCCAGACACAGCATCAACTCATGGGTGCTAGTGACACCGAAGTTGATCTCACCTACTTTAACCACCCCGTCAAAGCTGTACATGTTGTTTCTTCCGAAGCCAATAACAATAAATGGTCAACAAATTGGACATTCGACACTGCCACGATGTACATCAATGGTACACCTCTATTCGAGAACATGTCTGCGACGTACCACCATAACGTTGTACCCGAGATGCACTGCTCCATCCTTCCACAGGATGCCTTAAGTACCATCTCTACGTTCACGTGGCCTTTCTGTATAACAATGAACAAATCTCAACCAACAGGTACACTCAACTTCTCTCGTATAGATAACGCTAAATTGGCTCTCAATGGTACCACCACTCGTACCGGTAACATGGTAAGGGCATATGCTGTCAACTATAACATTCTTCGTATCAAAAATGGTATGGGTGGTGTGGCATTTGGAAACTAAGTCAATCTATATTTTATGAAAAAGTATAAAAAATGGTTAAATCTTCTTCACGACCCCGTAAGGTACCCAAGTTCTTCGTTGACCTTGGACCCGAAATAGACAAGGTTGTCAAGAAGAAAATCGAAAAGCGTGATGAGAAGATCAAGAAACAGAAATGTATTATTTTAGCACTCGAGAATCAAGTTTCCACATTATCAGATGATCCAAAGAGTAGAAGACAAAAAGTGATTATAATTGATTTGGAAACCAAGCTTCTGAATGCTGAAAAACGTGTCAAAGAGGCTGAAGATGAGACAAGGAGGTACAAAGTGCGTCGCGTAAATATTTCAAATAAGACTGTGGAAAACGCATTTAAAAATTTACGAGATGGTAAATCACTTTCAAATATGCAACCGAACACGATCTTGTTGATTCAACAATCTGGTAGATGGGAGGATGCTCGCAAAATAAACGCGCGGATGAAGTTATGTTAAATGTTTATAGAGATACCACTCGCTTCGTTTTTAAGATCCTTTCTAAACGTTCGCACTCTTTCCGCATAAAAATATGTAATTCAATCACCTCACCTTTCAATTTAACCTGTCCAGCTTGCCTCGTCCATATCGTCTGTTCAACTCTGACCATATCGATACATGACATTTTCGTATCCGGTGCATTACTGTGATGTACCGTGATAACCATCGCATCCCGTTTCGTTTCACGTGAAATCTCATCTGTATGACATACAATTACATGCGCCCCAGAGTACCCAGCTATATGCATCCACCAATATCTGGGACTACTCATCATAGTAAGGTGGTCATTTTCTTTAGCATTTTGACCAACTCGTATTATCGTACCATCTTGGGAGGTGTATTCAATCATATTCAAGTATATACCCTTATTCTTATGTACCATTTTTAGAAATATCAAATTTGATACCTGCTACTTTTGATTCTGGTAGTCTATATTGCTCGAATACTAAACTAATACGTTTACCTTTACCACCTTTACAATATATAGGTTCTACATGATGTAAAAGATCTCCACGAAACGTGAGTTTTCTACCCAATTTAGGTTTATACTTTTTAACATCACGCGCATCTATACTACCGTATCCAGAGAGACATAAATTACCACCTTTGTACGATTCTGGTAAATGTATATAGATAACAGTGACACATATAGGTAGATAATCTCGCCCGAATGCTGTCTTGGCCTGATCACTTAACGACATATCGTAATGATAAGGTATAGATCGTTCTGTTTCTTTCGACGAATGTTCTATAATCACGGGATTGAATATATAAGCGTTTGTACCAGGTTCTTGTATTTGTTTGAACACTTCATGTATAGGTTTGAAGGTGTCTAAAAACTTTTTTTCGTGTTGTGAAGAAAACGTCACTACAAATCCCTTTGTTTTTCCAAATCCATTTAATGTAGATCTACCAACGAACTTATGTTTTGATATATATTTTGACAACTCTTTACAACGTTCGGGTACATAAAAATCGTCTTGTATTTGAGTAATTGGGTATCCTATACTATGAGTCCGCTTACTCTGAAGATGTATAGTAATGTCATATATATAAGTATCTATGATGTAGTACAATATAAACGTAAGTAATATAACTGTAAAGATATACATGTGTTATAAAAGTATAAAATTATTATTGATATAAAATATAAATGTACGTCGTAATACAACCTAGTCCAACAGTTACACATAAACTCAGGGTGATTCTTCCTAATAAGAGATCTATTGATTTTGGTGAAAAAGGTGTTCAGTATTACACAGATCATGGTAATGCTAGACTCATGCGTGCACATCTTCTTAGGAAAGGTGCTATCATTCCTAAGGAGCTGCGAGTAGAAAGGGATTTGTATGAGATACAAAGAGAAATGTTGAAAATCAAAGAAAGTTCTAAAGAAGATTGGGAAGACTTTTTCAGGGCCGAGTATTGGGAAAGATGGATGTTACATACATACCCTAACATAACAAAAGCTAAATTATACATGACACTGAGTCGGGGTATTCTCTTCATGCCTACACCCGAAGATCTATGGTTTTGTCAAGATGAAATTATTGACCGGTAGAACCAAAGCCACTTTCACCCCTATCAGTCTCTTCAACTATATTAATCTCCTCAATCGGAGGTGTCTCACAACGCTCCAACACAAGTTGCGCGATACGATCACCCTTCTTGATTTCAAAGTCTTTCTCTCCATGATTAAATAGTACGACCTTGATCTCACCGGTGTAATCTGGATCAATCACACCCGCACCAACGTCGATACAATGCTTTACACCAAGTCCCGATCGAGGTGCTACGCGCCCATATACACCTGATGGAAGTACTACAGCGATACCAGTTCCTACGAGAGCTCGGCCAGCCTGACACGGTACAATGGTATCCTCGGAGCTATATAAATCATATCCCACAGAACGATAAGAGCCACGAGTAGGCAAAGTAGCATCTTTACAGAGCTTCTTGATCCCTAGGGACATCTATTTATGTTATTTCTCTAATCCTTAAGTATTACTTGGCATACTTCTTCTTTTCGTCATCTGTAAGTGCGCGCCACAATTCTCCAAGTTTAGATCCAATTTCCGTAAATTTTAGGTCCGGAAATTCTTTGACGACATTGGGTCTCATCTTCTTCACAAAATTCATGTAAGCATTTGGTTTACGTTTGGGTTTAGCCTTGTCTGTCATTCTACTTATAGTTTATATTTTAATCTTTAATGATGGATTTTGTTTAGAGTAGGTGAGTGCACAGATACCACAACTGAAAATATTTATGAAATACTGACATCCAAGAATATGTATTTTCGTGTAAATACTTTCATGTACATACAAGTACGACAAAAACAACGTCATACATGACTCGTATCCCACCCTAATCAATATATTTGACACATGATACATCTCATTTATTGTAGGATATATGAAACTTGTTCTAGGTGTAAGTCTTCTAATAGTGAGTAGAGATGTATCAATTTCAACTATACCCACAACACCTACAATAAAAGCCTCTTCGGGATACATGAGGGGTCTAAGAAGAGCTAGAAGGCATACTAAATGATGAAGTATGATTAAATTTCTAAATGTGTGTACAATTCTAGGCTGTATAATTATCCATATAAGGTCATAAGACATATATGTGGTGAGAGCATGTGTCAAAAACATTGGATATACCGTGTACCCAAACAATGTTTCAGCTATACATAATACAGAGAATGGCGCGAGAAACGTTAATGATGCCACATCATGAATAAGAATGGAATAGTCCTTATTCATATTGTGATTAGACAATATTCTTTTTTTTTACATGTTGCACTCAAAGGGTTTTGAACCCCTGACCTCAAGCTTACTAAGCTTGCGCTCTACCACTGAGCTATGAATGCGATACCGAGAACAGGTTTCGATCCTGTGACCTTTGGGTTATGAGCCCAACACGCTTCCTCTGCGCCACCTCGATAAGCCCCCCACGCTGATTAGTATACACGTTAAATCTTTAAGCACTTGGTGGGCCGTTCAAATGCTGTATTTTCTTCAAGTTCTTTACGCTGTCGCATTTTCTTGATGTCTGCACCTTGGCAATCGTGTTTCGCTAACTGGATACACCCGGGACAGAAACTACCGGTACAGTAATTACATTCAATGGGAACACCACACTTCTTCCGACAGCGTTGACACGGCATTAGTATTAATTTAGATAAAGATTTTAAACTTATTTATTCTAAAACATGTCGATCACTTACGCCTTTAGTAAACCCATTATACCAAACGTATCTGAATATAAAAAGCTAAAGAAAAGTCTAAAAAATAGTACTGCTGGATACGGAACTGTTTTGAGTACATCTTATTTCATTACACAAGGTGCTGATCAAGGTGTGTCTGCCACTTTAGGTTCAATTGCGTCATATGTATATATCACTCTTCTATCGGATAGAGTAGACAATTTCGAGAAGTCATTAGTTCAGAAAGAGTTTTTCGCACCTTTGAGTGTGGCCGCTTTTGAAGTATCGTGGAATAATGCGCCATTCGCATTCGATTTTGATTATGGTGCGACGTTTATCGGATTTCTCGCGTATAAGTTTGCACTTTCGAATATATTATATGAGACTGTTAGAGGTATGATGATCGGGGATAGTGAAGCCTATTATGATACAGAGGAGAAGAAATATAACGATCTCTCTGATTGGGATAATCAAGACGGAGAGGTGGATATATTTCAAGAAAAAATCGATAATACCTCTAGTAAAACAGTATCTCATGATATCGATGAAGATGGTGAGAATTATCCAATATGACTAACAAATTGGGATCAATTTAATAATTGACTATAGATTAACAATGTGTGAAGGAGCCTTCAATCTAGAAAGCTCACGAGCCACCTTGACCACCTTACGAGGAGACATAGTTCCCCTCTGAATACGGTTCGTGAGTCTGGACCTTACATTCCTATCAAGATTCTTCATCATTTTGACCCGTTTTATACCTTCCTCCTTGGTGATGGGTTGAGCCTTCTTCGAGGGTTTAGGTTTTACAGGACTTGGGGAATTCACATTGAGTTTACGCAATTTAGCAATGTTGTTATTAGTGGTCACCATATTCTTCATAAAGTTGGCGGCAACTTTCTTGTCGAGAGCCTTCTTTTCCACGCGCTTCTTGGCGGCAGCACGCTTCTTAGCGAACCAGGCCTCGGGGTACAACTTTGCTAGGGGAACATTGTTCATACCATCCTTGATAGAACCACATAACTGCTTGACAGTTTTCTTTCCGGCGTTGGGAACACCGTACTTTTTCGCAACCTTCACCACATCTTCCTTCTTATGAAGACGGCACTTCTTACGACCAAACTTAAGATCACCCACCTTGTCCACATTTAATACATACGAAACCATTATTTATTGTATACTGAGAAAAATAACGATATTCTTTTTGTTCTGATTATATAATGAAGTATACATTGATTTTGGTAACTTTATCATTAATCATTTGGTATTTTGTCTTCAAGAAACGTCATACATTTTGGGATCACCAACCCGTATCACGTGGTAATATGACACACGAGGGTCTCGTATCCGAAACGATCCCATCTCCATTAGGTGTAAAAAATCCCAATGAACTCATCACAGTAGATCCAAAAGATATATCCTTACAATCCTTTTTACCTGGATTCCTGAATAAACATTATGTCAATGAATATACCTACGATCAGAAGTATATATCCTGGGTGTTGGATTTTCCGCATTTGACGAGTAATAATATGACAACTATACAAAATAGTGGAAAGATAATAGGTACTATATTGTCAAAACCATATACGATTAAAGTAAATGATACCGTCCTTCATAGCCATTATGTCGATAAATTATCGGTTCATGAAAATCATAGAAATAAGAAATACGCACCCGTCTTAATTTCAAATATGTTAAAAAATTCATGTGACGAGAGATATAAAACGTGTATATTCAAAAAAGAGGAAAATGCACTACCATTTAATTACATATGTAAATCTACTTATTGTGTCTATGACATTGTTAAACCACTTAAGGTATGTCCCTCTTACTCTCTGAAATCATCTACAGATGAAGATCTTAACTATATACAAAACCTTTACGAAAAAGAATCAACCGAATATAAATGTTATCCCATTTTCGATGAAGAGCAGATGAAATACACATTCACAACCATAGATGGTGTATATGAATCAATGCTCGTGAAAGTTGGGGATACCCCTAAAGGTGTCATCACCTATTCAATCAATTCCGTCCGAAATAAGCGTACCAAACGAGCTGAAATTGTATTATTAATATGCGAAGATATCAATGTTGTCGAAGTGATAAAAGCACTAATCAATCGGTGCCATAAAATCGGTATCAATGAACTTATGTGTGTCAATATGGCGAAAAATGGAGACTTCATTCATAAGCTGAAATTTACATCAGAGATGCCAGTATACTTTCAAATGTACAACTATAACCTGAAAAATCCACTCAAACCAAGTGATATTTTATTCAATTTCATTTAAACATTGGAAAGTTCCTCGAGTCTCCCAATCTTACCAGTCTGGAGGAACTCGTCGATCTTCTTGGCGATACCTTTCCCAATACCTTCCACCTTATGGGGTCCCTTCGCAAGTTCTTCACCACTCGTCACTTCATGGTCAAGTTCGCGAATGATTTCCGCCGCCTTCCTATACGCACGAATTTTAAAGGTATCTTGGGATCCATGGTCTTCACCTTCGAGGGAGGCGAGAGCCTCGAGTGCCCACGCGATTTCCTCATTCGTTGAGCCAGCCTTCTCAAACTTCTCGAGTTTCATGACCTCACCAGTCTCAAGGAACTCGTCGATAATCTTAGCGGTACTCTTACCGATACCCACAACCTTTTTAGGACCCTTCGAGAGCTCAACACCACTCGTCACCTTGAAATCTAGATCATGAATCGCGTCAGCAGCAGTGCGGTAGGTATCCCTTTTATGGGAATCCTGTTCATAGGAGGCAAGTTTGTCAAAGACATCCACCAGTTTAGGGTTGTAAGACACAAAGAATGTGTCGTCGGACTCTTCAGACTCTTCAGACTCTTCAGACTCTTCAGAGTCGTCGGACTCTTCAATAATTTGACCCTCGGTAGAGGCGACTGACTCATTGTCCTCAAAGAATTCAGTCAGAAATAGGTCAACCTTAGAAGCAATACCCTTTCCAATACCATTAATCTTGAGGAGACTCTCACCATTTTGTACCATATGTGGGAGAGTGGCGATGATGTCAGCAGCTCTTTCGTATGTAGCCGTCTTGTAAAAGTCGGATGTCA